TTCCTGTATTGGACCTCTGCCGTGTCCAAGATGTTACTATTGTTTACAAGGTCTACAGTCAAAACCCCAAGGGTCTTACCTTTAACCCTTCTTAATTCTGACCCAACAGTCATAGCTAAACTAGGTACTGTAAAGGGAGACAACAGAGTTGTATTATCTCTTTCGTAGACTATACCATCGTCAACTTCATCAAAGACACTCTCAGATATTTCCTTGAGGGTCATTTCTACTTGTAGGTCGTATTCATTCTGTAACCCAAATGTCCAAGATACAACCTCAAACTCTTTGTTAGTCCAACCAAGTCTGGTGTTAGTGATCCTTACATTGTCACCTGTCTGTACTTGGAAGGCCCTAAGACCGAATGAGGCTTGGAACTGTAGCTGTTGTCTATTACGCTCAAGCATGATCCTAGCTATACGACGAGATTCTATTGAGTTGTCTGTGAACGGTAAGTCCATGTCTAAGGTAGACTCTAGCCCACCATCAGCAGTAACAAAGGCAGCGTTAGTTACAGGTGGGAAGTCTGTTACTTGCCAATTACTTTCGTCACCCCTAAACGTACCATTAACTGTGTTGAAGTTGTCTCTACGAGAGTGTCTAGTTGCTAGGCTTATTCCTGACCTAAGATCGTCTTCATTAAGGTCTAATACAGGGGCAGTCCACTTAGCAGCCTTTACGTTCCATGCACCTTGAGTGTACCACAGAGTAGCCCCCATAGACGTTATAAGCCCTTCTAAGAGGTCTTGTGGTGTAGTTCCTGTGGTAAAGGCACCATTAGCTGTATATCGTGTTGTACCAGCGTCTGTGCTAGTCTCATCGCATATGTTAGCGGCAGTGGTAAAGGCGGTATCGTTTATGTTAGCGACAGCTTCACCTAATCCGTACCCTGTAGCTGTCAGATAGTCTCTTACACATAGAGCAGGGTTATCAGACCAAGCGGTAGTTGAGGTTCTAGGGTCGTATACCTTCTTACCTTTAATAACAGCGGTAATCTCAGGTACACCATTAGGGAAGGCATCTGTATCATAAGTCAACTTAACATACAGGTAAGCAATACCACGAAGTCTATGGTTCCCTGTCCAACCAGACACAGCACTAACTAAACTACTATCGGCAGCTTGAGTAGATGTACCTAAGTGTTCCTTGATTGTGACTAGCCCACTATAACGACTAGGAGAGGTAACATTACCACTACTGTTTATAGTTGCCACTTCATCGTTAATGTATATCTCTTCAAAAGACTCTATCTCATGTCCAGCAAAGGCTAATACTCTATGTAGTTGTACATTGTCTGTACCTGTAGTACCATCAAATATTCTAACACCAGCGGTCTTCATCTTACCGTAAATGACTTGGTGGTCTAAGGCTGAACCTGTCTGTGTTACATTATAACCTCTGTTAGACTTGCCATTACCTGTACCAAAACCACCAAGGTCTTTAGGCTTAGGTGCCAAGGCACTCATGGCTATGCCTAAACCAGCGTGTACTAGGAATGTAGGTAAGAACGCCGCCGCTCCACCAGTAGCTACCATAATAGCAGCAGTAATAGCTGCAACAACAATAGCCCTGAAGATGCCTTTAAAACTAAGACCCATTCGTATTATTCCTAACTAGCAGTTCTGCCCCAAACAATTTCTTTATCTTGTAGGTCTTCGATAAAGTCTAATCCAAGGTCTCCGGGATATACTGACTTCTGATAAGCAGAAGTATACCTAGCAAGCCTTGGCCTCTCTAGGTCTATTAGTTTGTTCTCTACAGTTAGTTCTATAGTAGCTGTTTCAGGGGATTCCTGTATGTTCATCTGATCCATATAGCCAGAGAACACTTGGGTTAGGGCTGTAGTGTCTGAGGTAATACCAAAATATATGTTACACACTCTGCCTTGATATGGCTGTGTAATGGCTAGTGCAACTACCTCAGAGGTCATACCACTAAGAGTAATAGTTGCACCTCTAACAGATAAATCAGATGCCTCTTGTACCTCAGATATGTTTAGTAAGTTACCTGAACCTGTCCAAGTATGCCCTCCGTAGGAAAGGTCTCCAACCCCTGTCCACAACCTAATCTCGTCAGGACTGTCAAACAAGAGTTCTACAGCAAAGAAGGGGGAGATTACATCATCGTCTAGGGCATTAAGTACTACCGAGGGAATAGTCCTAGTCATTATATTATCACCTCTACAGCCTCAAAGGAAATACCATAAGAGTTGCTGTTACCTATCTGCCAATCTTGTACATTACTTGTTAACCTAAAGACACCCTTAGCGTTGTCTACAGTTACAGCAGCACCAGAGTAAGTATCTTTGAGGTTAGGCCATATATCCACCGATCCCGTAGCTGATACATCTGCTAGGACTTTATGTAGCTTAGATGTACTAGCTGTTCCCAGTTGTATGTAGTCACCAGCTTTAAGGGTTGTCCCATCTGAGATAGTAATAGTTACAGAGGAATCACCAGCAGTACCCGTAGCTGTAAGTGAACTGTTAGTAGCTGTACCTCTAGGCTCTGTGCAGTTAGGATCTCCTAAGAGAAAGGTATGTACTGGTCCCTGTAACGACAACAAGAAGGCTACCCAAGGCTCACCTAAGTCTCTCCTGACAGGTGGTATAGTTACAGAGGCTTTCCATGCTTGACCTGTGTGTTGTACTATCTGTTGTTTATAAGTAAAGGGAGACTCAGAGGTGGCAACAGCGTTCATAGCACTAAGAGTTATTTGTGCAAAGCCTATATCAGTTGGTGCAGTCTTTAGTGCCATGAGGTTTCCTTACCCAAACGCTTGTTTCATCTGACCACCCCTACGACGATCATCTAGTATTTGCTTCTTAGTCATGTTAGCGATAGCTGGGGCTTGTTGTGCTATAATCTTCTTAACACTCTCGTCACCATTAGCTTGAAAGTTAAAGTTCTGATGAATAATAACGTCACCAGAGCCACCGTCTGCCTGTACTCCTAGCTTACCATCTTTACCCCTTTTCAAAGGCATAATAGCTTCTGGGCCAGCTTCTCCCATTAGACCTGTACGACCATCATTCATAGGGAAGTAAGTGGGGCCACCTACGACACCACCATCAGCATATGGCACTAAGTTTCCCATTGCTAAAGACATTGCCGTTGGCACTAGCAGAAGCATTAAAGCCCATAAAGCTATCTATACCACCACTAATCATACCTGTGATCTGTTTTACAACATAGATACGATACAGTTCTTTAATAATATCAGCAGCCATAGATTTAAAGGCATCTTTAACGGACTTAGTGCCATCTACCATAGACATCAAGGCATCACCCATACTGTTAGCTATGGTGTCTGCTACTTCCTTCTGTACTTCCCTCTGTTCTTCAAATACTCTAGTTCTTCTCTCTTCTTCCGCTACAAGTTCAGATAGAGACCTTAGTTGACTTTCTTTAGCCTTAATGTCAGCGTCTTGGTTCTGGAACTTAAGTTGCATATAGACTTCTTGTTCCCTACGTGCATCACCCTCTAATCCAAACAAAGCCTTACTTAACTCTATCTGTCTTTCCAGAGCCTTGATTGGGTCTTCCATGGTTGTTGGTTTTGTGCCTTTTGGACCTTTGGGTGCTTTAGGTGGCTTGGCTTTAGCTCCTGCAACTCTGCTTTGTCCATAGGCTTGATATGTCAAGAACATCTGATACTCTGCGTCTGCCATAGTGACAAGGTTAGCTGATATTTTTTCACTAACCTTTAGCTGCCTTTTCTTCTCTTCTGTTATCTCTTTGTTGGTAGTCAGTGCTATTTGCAAGGCATCGTAAGATTGCATTAAGAGGTCTACTTCGTCTGCCGTGAAGTTCATACTCTTATACAGTATCTCTTGGTTTTGCCTAGCTATAGCAGCTTTAGCTTGCGCTATAACCTCTGCATCAGCATTAGAATTATTTATAGAGTTAGCTAACCATAACTGTTGGTCTAGCTTTAAAGTCTCTTTGTCTCTTAGTGCATCTATCTTAAGCTGTTCGGTATACTGCTTCATCATTAGTTCAAGCTGTGCGTCGAGATTGGCATTAGTGGCCTTTACTTGAGCATCATATTTCTTTCTAAAGTTATCTAACTGCATAGTTAGGCTTACAGAGGTAGACTCAGCAGTTTCATTAGCAACAACAGCAGTCTCTGCTGAACCACCTATAGCAGCATAAGACTTGGCAACACCTACTGCTGCCATCTTAGTTTCATTTAATAAAGCTATACCTTCTAGGGTAACATCTTTTGGTACAATAGCAGCTTGCGATACAAGGTCCTCAAAAGCCTTTACAACCCCTTTAACATCCCCAGACTTAGCTTGGGCAATCATCCCATCAACTAGATCATCAAAAACTTTCTTGCCCACAGAAAATCCATACTTCTCTGTGAACATTTTTGGTGCAATATCTTCTCTTGTACCACCTTGGCTAAGAGCCTCTATAAACCTAGACCAATCTCCGATCTCACTAGACTCTTTTACTTTATCTAGCACATTAATAAGGTTTCTGAGTTCAGCAGCAGAGTTAAGCGCAAGGAACCTATCTTCTAATTTCTTAATAGTAGGGGTTAAGTCACCAAAGGTCTCGTTTAGCTTCTCATCATTCAGTATCTCAAAAGATGCCATAACTGCACTAGAAGATGATCCTAGTTCGTCAAGGGCCTCTGATAATGTCTGAGAGGCTCCAGAGGCGTCCATAAAGCCTTTAATTAGCATGGTGCCTAACGACAAACCAATACCTACAATAGCCCCGTAAATTCCCGGAAGTAGTCCAGCAAGTTGTGTACCCTGTTGACCAAATGCCACAAGCGCACTAGCACCAGACTGTACCTGCACAAAGAAGTCACCAACCTGATAACCTACTTGTTGTGCTACCATACCAAACTTGTTGGCTCTATTCTTGGCAAACTGAAAACCTTGACTCATCTCATTAAGACGTTGCCTGTAAAGTAGTAACTCCCTTCCAGCCTCCCTTAAAGTCATGTTACCAGCGGCAACTTCTGCACGAAGTAACTTCTTAAGCCTTAGTCTCTTTTGTTCAGCAGCGTATACCTTGTCATAACCCATCTTGAGTCTGTTCAACTCTTGAGTATTTTTTATTGCTGCTTTAGCTAGTTCTTGTTGCTTGGCTGCATCCTCTGCCTCTTTAATAGC